CACTTAAACGCGCACAACAATTAGAAGAAACTATTTATACATTTACAGATACTACCGATTTAAAAACTAGAATTGATGCTATATTTAAAGAAGAAACTAAACAAGAAGTACAATTAGCTAACATAATAGTACCTGCGGAAGGATTTAAATACAATGTAACGAAAGGCAATGCAGAATTTTATAAAGTTCAAGTTGCTATGATTGATTTTTGTAAAAATATGGATGTACCAAATTGGCCTATAGATGACCCAGATCCAGGTATTAATGCTAATTCTAAAAAAGCTATTGCAGATTTAGCAAAATTAGAAAAAGCATTAACAACTACAGCAAATCGCGGTAATTATGGAGATGCTACTCGAGCAATTGTTAAACTATGTAAATTTATATTATCTGAAATGATGCCGGATGGGGAAGAAGTTACATTATTAAATACTTCTGCAGACTTAGTTGATCAACAATTTGTAACTGCGGTTATTACAACTAAATAATGAGATTTTAAATTATGAAAAAACTATTTGAACAAAACCGCAAACTTAAGTTTGATAAATTAAAAGATGAAACTGCTTTAGATCCAACCGTACGGGTTCGTAAACCAACTAATGGAAATGATAATGTTGTAGTAACTCCGCCAGTAATTACTAAAAAATTAGATATGTCTCTGCTTAAGCCATTTAAGCCGACAAGTACATCAGATGGTGGACAACGCATAACGGTAAATGGTGTTACATATACATTTTATCAAAACGGTAAAGTTTGGGTTAGTAATTTAAAAAAACATGTTGATTGGACTAGTAAAAACGGCAAGATTTTAGTAAATGGAGTTGAATTAAAACAATCTAGCACCGGTGGTGGTTCTAATAAGGCAGATAAAATTAAACAAGCAAAACGACTTAAATACCAAAAACAATTAATTAGAAATGCAATAATTTTTTATGAAACCATATCGAAACTATCGATTCGCGCCAATTGGGATGAGGAAACTATTTACAAAGTAATGGCAAAATACATCACTCCGGATAATGCTCCGTATATAGATGCACTATTACGAATGATTAGAGGCGATGTCAAAGATCTTAGGAGAAAATACTTACCAGCATATAATTACTGGCTATCTCGTAACGGCGAATCTGGCACAACGTTTCAATATTTAGTAAATTTACCAGTTTTTTACCAGTTAGGAGCAGTTACTGGATTAAATGACATAATAACAGGTAAGTATGGTGATTATTTAGATTTAGATTCAACAGATCCGAAAATAGTAAAATTAAAAAAACAATTACGTGCAGTATTTCCTAATATCATGAAAGCAACAGCTAATTTATCAGGAACGTATGACACAACACCAATGAATGGTGAAATGGACTACGACCGAATTCATAAAATGGTAATGGATATATACAATACGAAAGCTTTCGGACCAATAAAAAAAATAAAATAAGTTATGGCAAAAAATCATTGGCATTCGGCGGGAAATGGAAAACGAGCTGAAGCATATAAATACGGTTATAAATCAGGATTAGAACTAACAGTTTCAGAACAAATAAAAAGTACTGAATATCCTTTGAATTACGAGACAGAAACATTAAATTATATAGTACCCGAACGCAAAGCAAAATATACACCTGATTTTGTATTCGTTAAGAAAAATGGTAGTTTCATGTTTATAGAAACAAAAGGACGATGGACTAGCGCTGATCGTTTAAAAATGAAACATGTATTAGCATCTAATCCTGGAATTGATATCCGCATGGTATTTCAAGCACCTACTCAAAAAATATCAAAAGGTAGTCAAACTACATATGAAACTTATGCAAACAAGCTAGGTATAAATCATGTTGCAAAAAAATCTATACCGGAAGAATGGATGGCAGAATGCTTGAAAAAAGACGAAAAACCTCTCGATGTTAAAAAATTCTTTGCATAAGGTTGGAATTACGAAAAATTTTTAATATATTCATGAAGATTAATGAAATTTATTTAATTAATAGATTGATTCATTTATTGAATCGATCGTTAAGCCAGGAATGTAATGTATGTGCTTAACATAATATATTATATATTATTGATATAATTAATTGGATTCCTTACAGAATTTTATTAATATATAATATGAAGAATCTTAAACTTCTCCAACTACTTGAATCTATATTAGGTAAAGGGAAATCTACTTCCGGAGACAACATTGCATTCTTCTCTCCTTTCGTTTCACATTACAAGCCGAAACTAGAAATCAATATCAAAACAACTAGTGCCGGAGAAAATCATTGGCATTGTTGGATATCTGATAAAAAAGGTCGTTCAATTGCTTCATTATTCAAACAATTAAATTTACCAAAAGAGCGATTCGAACAACTTGCCAAGATAATAGAATCAGCAAAATATCGTGTTGATACTACAAAAGAAAAACAAGAATTAATACAATTACCAACAGAATACATACCACTTTGGAATAAAAAAAATACACCTGATTATCGCAACGCTATTCATTACCTTACCCAACGAGGTGTATCTATTTTTGATATTTTAAAATATCGCATTGGTTATTGTGAAGCTGGAGAATATTCTGGTAAAATCATTATACCAAGTTATGATGCAGATGGACAACTAAATTATTTTGTTAGTCGAGCATTTTATAATGCAGATAAATTCAAACATAAGAATCCTAAAATTTCAAAAGATATTATTGGTTTTGATTTAACAATTAATTGGTCAGAGCCAATTGTATTATGTGAAGGAGCATTTGATGCAATTGCAGTTAAACGCAATGCAATTCCATTGTTTGGAAAAATTATTCAACCTGCACTTCAAAAGAAAATCATTGAAAAACGAGTACGAGACATTTATATTTGCTTAGATGCAGATGCATTACGAAATGCATTACAAATTGCAGAAAGATTCATGGCAGAAGGATTAAATGTTTACTTTATTGAATTAGAAGATGAAGATGCATCTGAATTGGGATTTCATAAAATTACAGAAATTATACAAAATACCTCGGTACTAACATTTGAACGTGTTATGGAATTGAGAATGGGATTGATATGGAAATAAAAAAAATAGATTCGCATATTACTAAAATTGACAAAATCTTTCATGTATCGGATATTCATATTCGTACATTAAAACGTCATACAGAATATCGCGAAGTCTTTAAGAATATGCAAAATTACATTACAGCTAATTCTACTGAAAATAGTATTGCTGTAGTAACCGGAGATATTGTTCATAGCAAATTGGATATGTCACCTGAACTAGTACAAATGCTAGTAGATTTCTTTAATGGATTTACGGTGCCTACAATTGTTATTCTAGGCAACCATGATATGAATTTAAACAATATGCATCGTGTCGATGCTGTTAGTCCTATCTTAGATGTTATTAACAATAAAAATATCATCTTTATTAAAGAGAATGGGTTGTTTGAATTCGGTGGCGTAACATGGAATCATATGGCGGTTGATAAGACGCCTGCAGATTATATACGAGCAAAAGATTTTGAAGCAGAATATAAAATTGCACTTCACCATGGAGCTGTTAACACTGCTAAAACTGATATTGGATATCAAATTTCAAATGAACATGTTACTGTAGATTTATTTGCTGGACATGATATTACATTGTTAGGAGATATTCATAAACCGGCACAATTTTTGGATGATGCACAAACTATTGCATATCCAGGTTCATTGATCCAACAAAATCATGGAGAAGCATTAGACCATGGTATGTTAGTGTGGGATGTTGAAAATCGATGTGCTGATTTTGTTGAGGTTCATAATGATTATGGTTATGTAACTATTGAAACTCAAGATGCGACGATTACCAAATCTCCACATCGAATGCCAAACAAACCTAGAATCCGTATTAAATTTAACGGAACTAGTGCAGCAGATATGAAACGGTTGATTGCAACCATTCGTAAAAAATACAATGTTCAAGACATAACAATCCAAAGAACAATTACAGGTACTGATGTTAATACACCAGCAAATATTTCAATTGGCAATGTCCGAGATGTTGAATATCAAAATGTATTGCTTTCAGATTACATTGATTCAAACTTCCCACAAGCAACTGCAGAAGAAATAGATGCAATTCGACATATTAATAGAACAATAAATTCAAGGCTACCTGCAGTAGAATCAATTCGTCATACAACATGGCATCCAATATCATTTGAATTTGACAACATGTTTTCATATGGTGAAGGCAATGTTATTAATTTTGAAAACTTATCTGACGTATGCGGTTTATTTGCAGCAAATACCTCAGGTAAATCATCATTGCTAGATGCAATTACATATACTATATTTGATAAATGTAGTAAAACTGGTAAAGCAAATGAAGTTTTAAACAACAAAAAAACTACATTTAGGGGTGTTTTTAAATTTGAGATGAATGGCATTCAATATACAATTGAACGCCGAGGTACAAAGAAAAAAGAAAAGCACGTTAAAGTAGATGTTGACTTTTATACTGATACAGAAAATTTAAATGGTGAAGAACGCAGTGATACAAATAAATCAATTCGTCGTTATCTAGGTACATATGATGATTTTATTTTAACTGCATTCTCACTTCAAGCAGATAACAATAACTTTATTGAAAAGTCTCAAAAAGAACGCAAAGACTTATTATCACAGTTTTTAGATATTACGGTATTTGAACAACTATACCAACTTGCTGCAGATGAAATTAAAGAAACAGCAGGTCGTTTAAAAGATTATAAGAAAACGGATTTTGCTGAACTTATAATTGATGCTGATGCAATCATTTCAAAAAACCAAAGTACAATTCAGCAATTAGAACAAGATGAAGATGTACAACAAGATCTTAGAAATACGTTGCAGGAAAAAATTGTTTCGTTGATTGAAACAAAATTGCCAACTACATATGATGGTCCGAATATTAAAATTCTACAACGAATTGAAAAAGATTTAGAATCATCTATAGAAACATTGCAACAAGACATTGAATCTGCAGAACAAGACATTTTCAATTTAAAACAAAATATTACTGATAAAAAAATACAAATTAAGGCGATTAATGTAACTGAATTACAAACAAATTTACAAACATTATCAACATTAGAATCAGATATAGCTGAACTTAATCGCCAATGGAAATTACAACATGGAGTAATCAATGCAAAGCAAGAAAAAATTAATCACCTTTCCGACCATGAATATGATCCGGAGTGTAAATACTGTACATCTAACGTTTTCGTTAAAAATGCAATCGAAGCCAAGAATACGATTGATAGAGATAAACAAGTATTAGCAGATTTAGCTGCACAAATTACTGACATTGATGATGCGTGTGATGCATTAGGAATTTATAGAATTCAAGAATCTGATTTCAACAAATTAAAATCGGAAATTGAAAAAGACCAAAATGTATTAGAACGATTAGAATTGCAACTTCAAATTTTAGAAAGTGATTTACAAACAAAAGAATCTGAATTAGAAACTTGTTTAGAACGCCAAGATTCATTTAATAAAAATGTAACGGCTATTGAACATAATGAAATAATTGATATTGAAATTGCAACATGTAAAACTAAAATAACATCTTGTAATGAATCAATTAAAAGTATTCAAGATGAAATTAAATCAATGTATGGGGCTATTGAAGTTGCAAAAACTAAAAAAGGCAGTGCATTAGAAAATCTAGAAAAATATCAAAAACTAGAAACTGAATACAAGGCATACGAATATTATTTAGACTCAGTTAAGCGTGATGGTATTCCTATGGAATTGGTTGTTAAAGCTCTGCCTAAGATTGAAGCAGAAATAAACAATGTTCTCAATCAGATTGTTGATTTTAACATGGTAATGAATACGGATGGCAAAAACATCAACGGATATATCATTTATGATGAAGATAATTTTTGGCCTTTAGAATTAACAAGCGGTATGGAACGATTTGTTTCTTCATTAGCAATTCGTATTGCACTTATTAATGTATCTGCATTACCTCGTCCCAATTTCATTGCAATTGATGAAGGTTGGGGAAGTTTAGATGCAGAACATATTTCATCAGTAGTAAATCTTTTTGAATATTTTAGAACTAAATTTGATTTTTCAATCATCATATCACACGTTGATTCTATGCGAGATATGGTAGACAATTTAATTGAAGTAAACAAACTAAACGGATACAGCCAGATTCATCACACGTAATATTTATATAAAAAGATATTTCGAGTAATGAAGCGTAAAGAAGCAGTCTACAAAGGACTAGAATACATTGATGTTTATTATACTGATACTTCGGCAACATCACCGGATTATTTCCAAATATCAGAATTTCCATTACGATTAACCGCAGGTAAAAATTTATTTAAACTTCGAGGTCATCCAACTAATTTAAAAGTTGGCGGCATATTAAATATTGAAGTTTTAGATTATAACGGCGATCCTATTTATACTGAAGTTGTTGATTACATTGACGAAGATAAAAGTCGTGTAATTGCAATCTATGTTTATAGTGATACATCTCCAGGTGATTGTACAGTTACAATAATAGGCGAAGCATCTATATTGCAAGGTGGCGTTGCTCCAACCGAATGGCAAGGACGTCCAAATGTTAAATGGACTAGATCAATACCAGTTAATCCAAATATCTCGAATGTATCAGAAATAATTTTTGAACAGTCTCCCGTTGTAACGGTTGATGAATTAATTGGTGTTCAATTAGATAGAACATATTCTGGTAGTAATCAATTTCCTACGTATTCCACAGGTACGGTTAGATATTATTCTTATAATAATCAGCCGGCTATCGAATTGCTAGGAGGTAAATTTACATCAGATATGTCTACAGGAACAATTATTGTAGCAACACCAGTAAATCCTACCCCTACTCCTAATTTTACTATATCTACAACACCTTATGTCGGAACTATTAAAAAGATTCTAACTCCGACTACGGCCTTGTTAGATACAGAATATACGGCGTATAGCAGCCAGAGCATTTCTATACATACCTTTAATGCTTTTGATTATTCTGCATATTCATTATCATATGAAGCAACGCCGACATACATAGAAACAGAAAATTCTCAATCATTTGCATACATACAAATTTCAGGATT